CAACAAAATCTAACTCCTCCTCCTTTAAATCCTACTTCAGATTATAAATTCAATCTTCCCCCACATAAGTGGAGTTTGCCATTAGAGCCTGATGCGGTTTCACCAGATACTGTTGTCCACAGAGAGGATAGCCACCACGCTACTCGTAGAGGACGTATTTGGTATTACAACGGCTATGTGGGGCCAACAAGTGCACCAGACTACAAAACAACGGGAATATACACACCACCTGCTGGTGCTAAAGGAAGTTCTAATAAATATGGCTTTCAGTTTATGTGGAACCCAGAAACATTTAGTCAAAATACAGCTGTAAATATGAGCATTACTCCAAATGCTTCTGACCCAACTCTTGCTCTTACTGGTTTTGCTGCAGCGAACTCAACTATATCGTTTACTTTGCGTTTGGATAGGACTAATGACTTTGCATGTGCAAAAAATTTAGTGTCTGGTCCACAAAACGCTCCGTTGACAGACGTTGCAATGGAAAAATATCAAAGATATTTAGCAAGTTTATCTGACATTGTTCCTTTTTACTCTGTTGGAAACTTAACAACAAACACAGTAGATATTATTGAAGAAAATATTTCAAACCTATTATCGTATGGAACAGAATCCGATTTAGAGTTTCTTTATAGGACTATTAATGGGTCTGGTTGGACAGGTATTGGTGGGCGTCAAACATCTAATATAGGATACCTCATGCCGTCTCTTATTCGTCTTGATTTAGGAAATCAAAAGTTTGTAGGGGTGGTCTCTGATATTGAAGTAAATCATCTTGCCTTTACCCGTGACCTTATTCCTATCCGTACAGATGTTAACGTTACTGTTGACCTTCGTGCAAATATTCAACAAACTACTAATAATGGTGTGGTGGGTTAATGATTTACCAAAACTCTCGTTACTATACGCAGCTTATCGATTATGTAGCGTTTGTTCCTGATGGAAATTCTTTTCCAATTGTTTTTTACGAGTTTGATAATCCTGGAACTGTAAAATGGCAAGAGCATACCTATTCTCAAAATGAGCGCTTAGACCAAATTTCTGAGCAGTATTACGGACGCCCAGATTATTGGTGGTTAATACCTGAATATAATCCACAAATTGTGGACTTTAGTAATATCGTTCCAGGAACAGTTTTGAGAATACCTAATGTTTAGTCATATAGATATTAAGTTTCCTACACTTAGCGTGCCTTTAACTAGAGCATACAGCCTAACCTCTAGCCATGCTAGGTACGAGCATGAGATGCATACTGTGCGCTTTATTGACTGGAGCGTTTCTTATGACTCAATTTCTGGAGGAACTCCTGTAACCCTTACTATTAGTGGTATTGGCAGTACTAGGACTATTAACGGCTATGTTCACCATATCCAACCAGACCTTTCTTCTGATAAAAACTATGTAGATGTACACATAATTGGCGCTTCTTATGTATTTAAACAACAATCTCAAAGAGTATGGATTAACTCTACTGCGGACCAAGTTGTTGCGGATTTAGCCCAACAAAATAACTTTTCGTATATTGCTGTTCCATCCCCCCGTGTTTATGACCAAATTTCACAAAGCGGAATGACTGACTGGGAGCTTATGGTTAAGCTTGCTAAACAAAATGGATACTCGCTTAAAGCAGATAATACATCAATTATTTTTCAGCCCCTTACACAAGACTTTACCGATGTTAGGCAAGAAGCCCCATACTACGCAATGAGAGGCTTAGAGACTAGGGCAACTGGAATTTACTCTTTTACCCCTCTTATTGGTGAGTCTATTCCTTATGAAGATGCACAAAAAACTACAGTAGCTATTAACGGAACAGATAGAGCAAATTCAGTATCGCATTCTTACGTAAATCAAACTCCTAACACAAAAACTAGAAAGAAAACTTCAGACCCAGTTTTTGACGCATACCATACAAGAACTGTAGCTCCCACATACGAAATTGCTAAATACGAAGCTGACGCTGCTGATGAAAGAAACCGATATGCATATCGTGGAGAAGTGACTATTCAAGGAAATCCAACTATTCTTCCAGACTCTCCAATTTATTTAGACGGAATAGGAAAAGATTATTCTGGGTATTGGATTGTTTTAGGGGTGTCGCATGATATTAAAGGAAATAAAGAATATTCGACCACTCTTATGGTAGGGACAGACTCTCTTGGAGTGGCATCCCAGTGGACTGATAATAAAAACGTATCATTACCTAGCCAAACCATTAAAAGGGTAATAACACCAGGAATACGTCAAAAGACTGTGGTTGCCAAAACGCAGCTACAAACAGTAGGAAAAACCCCTAAAGAATCTTTAAAAACATCCGTATCAAAAGCGGTTAATGCACCTAAAACCTCTAATAAAGCTGCTCCATCGCATAAATGGGTTGGCTCTGGTGGTAATCTAAAAGCCCCTATTGTTGTTGAAAAAAAGATGCCACCAATTGTTTTAGAGAAAATGAGTAAAGCACATGTCAGATAACCTTTATTACGGAATTTATCGAGGTGTATGCCAAGATAATCAAGACCCAGATAATTTAAATAAAATACGCTTTACTTGTCCACAAGTTTTGCACACTAATTGGTCTAATTGGGCTTTTCCAGTAAATCCCGTTACAGGAAACGCAAACCATCTTGACCACATTCCGCACCTAGCTTCCGAAGTAGCTGCTTTGTTAAACACGCACGCTACTCACACTATTAGCGGTACAACTGGAAGCAGTTTGGGAGGAGCATATGCCCACACGCATACTTTTAGTACGACAGCTTCTCATGCAGCTCATACTGGAAATAGTGGTCAACTTGTTCACCCTCACGTTGTCTCTACAGATTCTCTTGACAAAGACGGTTCAGAAAATGGCGGTTCTGCGGCTGAGCACACTTACCACAGAGAAGTTCCAAATATTGGGCAAGGAGTATGGGTCATGTTTGAAGGCGGAGACGTTAACTTTCCTCTATGGGTAGGAGTATTTTAATGGAGAGAGCAATTATTCTTCCTTTTTCAGTAGATAGCTCTGGTTCTATTCTTTCCTCTAACGACCAAAAAGCTATATGGCAAAGTCGTGTAGTCACTGCTGTGATGACTGAAATAGGTGAGCGGGTATTTAGGCCTCAATACGGAGGAACTGTAAAGAGTTCTCTTTTTGAAACCGATTCAGATGCGATAAATACTGTGGCTAGCAGCGTCAGAGATGTCTTTAATAAGTACCTAACCTCCCTTGTTCTTAATAAGGTTTCGGGCGCTATTGACCAACAAGAGGGTGTTCTAAGCGTTACAATTGACTATACCCTGCCTAATAGAGATAAAGCACAAGTATCTTTTAAGACAGGCGTCCTTGACCGTACTGGCAACGTTATTCAGGAGTACTAATGGCATCAAACTATATTCCGTCTGTAGATTACACATCACGTGATTATTCGGCCATTCGTGATGACATGATTGCCCTAATTCCATACTTTTTGCCTGAATGGACAAGCACAGACGCTTCAGATTTTGGTATTACTCTTATTGAGCTATTTGCTTATGAAGGAGATGGCTTAAATTACTACATCGACAGAGCTGCTAACGAGGGGTTTATTGCCACGGCAACCCAAAGAAGCTCTGTTCTTGCTCAGGCCAACATGCTCGGATACACCCCAAGCACAGGAACTCCAGCAACAGTCACTCTTACCTTTTCCAACAGCACAGCTAATCCAGTAACTGTTCCTGCCCTTACCCAAGTAGCCACTACAACCACAGTCAATGGAATAAGCACGCAAATTATTTTTGAAACAGACGCTGCTGTGACAGTCTCAGCTAATGGAACAAACACCGTTACAGCTACTCAAGGTAAAACATATTTTTATGAGCATGTAGGAGATTCAGACGGTACAGCAAATCAAGTTTTTGCTCTAGCTAATTACCCGCTTATTTCTAAAACAAGTAGCGTTATTGTGGGCACTCTTGTTGGCGGAGTTCCAACAGGAACTATTTATACAGAAATCCCATACCTTATTGATGCTGGATATAACGACCCTTCTTATAGCGTATCAACAGATGCTAATGGAATTTCATATATTAATTTTGGAGATGGAATTAGTGGAAGAATTCCGCCAACTAATGGCGTTTATGTTACATATCGTGTAGGTGGGGGAGCATCTGGAAACGTTGGTCCAGGAACTCTTAATTATCAACTTAACAATGTAGTAGCAGGAATTAGAGTCAATAACGCAGCTGCTGCAAACGGCGGTGCTGACCCAGAAACTACTGACAGCATTCGTTTTAATACTCCCTATTCTTTGACCGCTTTAAATCGTGCTGTTTCTTTAGCAGATTATGCGGCTATAGCTGTTCAAGTCCCTTCTATTGCAAAAGCTATTGCTGACTCTGGTTCTGCTTATAACAGCATAATTCTGTATATTGCTCCTTTTGGAGATACCAGCCTGGGAACACCTGGAGTAGATTCATCTGGAAATGTTACATCAGCATTTACAAACGCCTCAACTGCTCTAATAACGTACATTACAGACAAAACCCCTGCAACAACTACTCTTACAATAAATCCACCAGTTTATGTGCCAATTAACATCACATTAAATGTAAATTTGCTTCCTCAATACAAGCAATCTGATGTAGTGGCTGCAGTTAACCAGGTACTTCAAAGCTTATTTGATTTTAACAATGTTATTTTTGCAGAACAGGTAGTTCTTCAATATGTACATACTGCAATAAGCTCTGTAAGTGGCGTTGATTACGCTGATGTAACCCTCCTTACCCGTGCAGATGCTACGTTTACGGGGGATATTGCAGCGTCTAGCTCAACAATCAACAATGTATCTTCATTTACGAATGTAGCTGTTGGTCAACAAATTGCGCTTACGGTAGGGGCATCGGGAACGGTGACCATTCCTTCTGGGACAACTATTACGGCATTTGATACGGGGGCTAAAACCATCACTCTCTCTGGCAATGCTGGGGGAACTGGTTCTACCACAGGTGCCAATCTTTGGACATCTTCTATATCAACAACAGGGGTCAACAAGATTCCTTGTGCGACTTATGAGATTCCTAAATCTGGAGTCTTTACCATTGTCCCTTCAGGCGGAATCGTAGGCTAAGGAAAAAAATGACACTTACAGCATCTTATCCAAGCACAGTTGTTAACTTTGGTCCAGACAAGGTTAACTCTGTAGACCTTGTTGTTGCCAATGACCCAAATACGCTTCGTGCTGAAGTTGTTGCTATTGAGACAACTTTGGGTATCACTCCTTCGCTATCAACAGCGCCATCTTCTTCAGCTACTTGGTATAACGATGGTAGGGATTATGGAACTATAACCTCACGCCTTGCCAATATTGAAGCTGGAATTGTTGCTGATACCCACAATCAATACGTTAAAAATATCGGTGGAAGTGCAATTGTTATTAGCTCAGCAAGTGTTGTTGGACTATCCATTACGGCTGCTACAAGTCAAAGTGCCGACCTTATGCAGTGGAAAGACTCCTCTGGCACGGTTGTGACACGCGTTGGTCCAGATGGAATTCTCTATGCTGCTGGGGGTCAAGTTGGTTCTGGCGGTGGTTCAGACTTTACAGGAAACCTTTTGCTGGGTGGTATGTAATTGGCAACATATGGCATTGATTACTATGGTGGGGCGTATTACGGTGCAAGTTCTTCCGTACAGTTTAGCGCTGCCAACTTTGTAGCAAAGCCACATGATTACTCAAATATTTGGCTTACATGGGGTAGCCCATCTGGTTCTTGGGATTACATTCGTCTTGTAAGAAACAGTTATGGATTTCCAGTAACAGCAGATGATGGTGACCTACTATTTGAGGCAACAGCCGCTGCTGATCCTGGGTTTTACCCAGATACGGGTCAAACGCCAAACTATGTAGGCCTTAAAGCTGGGCACGCATACTATTATACGCTTTTTGTAAGAGAAACAGTGCACAACTCTTGGCAGTTAGCGGGTACGGCTATTGGTATTTCCGTTAAAAACTATAGCTCTGCTACAAGAATGTATAACAGCCTTCCAGAAATTGTTAGAAGCAATATTCCCTATGACACCTCTTTAGAATCTACAAATGACTTTCTTTATAGATTTATTAAACTTTTTGCTTTTCAGTTAGACCTGTACAAAACTCAAGCTGACAATGTTATGAACCGATATGACGTAACAAATCTGGATGGTCGACTTATTCCTGCGTTTATGCAAGAGTTTGGTCTTACATACGAACCTAGCTTAGGGCTTAAGCAGTCTAGAATCTTTTTAAGAAATGCAACTCGTTTATATAAAAATAAGGGCACACGTGCTGGTCTTAACGAGTTCCTTAAAGCCTATGCTGGCTTTGACAGCAAGATTGTCATGGGCAAAAATCTTATGCTTGATTTCAATGACTCTTCTTTTGAACAGTCAATCGGTTCATGGGGCTCTATAACAAACGCTGTTTTAGCTCGCCATGCGGCTACTGATAGCCCAACAGTAACTCCTTATCACGAGATATCTTCTCAACCAGACTTCCCTAATAGCCAAAAAGCAACTCTTCAAGTTACATCCGCAGCTAGTGGAAACGTTTTTATAGGTCTTACTGGAGATAACCCTATTCATTACGGCATCCCAGTAACAGATTCTACTGCTTATACATTTACTGGATACGCACAAGCGGCTACAAGTGCTAGGGCAATAAGCGCACAAATATATTGGTACGACCGAACAGGAAACGCATTAACGCCTTCTACTTCTGGTAGCACCACTACTGATGGAACATCAGGGTGGACGCGCTTTACAACGTCAGTTACAGCTCCTTCAGGTGCTTTTTTTGCAGTTCCTCGTATTAAAATTGCTAGCACAGCATCGGGTGAAGTGCACTACTTTGACGCACTTCAATTTGAACAAGGTTCTTCTGCAACATATTTCCAAGATGCTCGACAAATTGAGATTACGTTAATAGCAACCCGTATTAATGAGATTATAAACCCTAATTTTGCATCACCAGAGAATGGGTGGACCGTTACTAACGGAACTATCTCTGCGTCAACTAACCCAGACGATATTTTGGCAGTAAACGGATCTATTACTAATAGTGCTGAGGCTGGAGAAATATACGCTAGTGCTGCTGGTTTAGTTACCCTAGCTTCTCAATCTATGCCAATTTTTGCTAACAATGACTATACATTTAGCATTTATACAGCCGCTGCTGATTCAGGAGATTCTCCTACGGCAATAACACCTTACATTAGTTGGTATGACGGATCTAATACGCTGATTAGCACGGTACACGGAGATGCACTAACTGCCACAGCATCTCTTGTTCGTCCATTTGTAACTAGTGTCGCACCTAGTAATGCAGTAACTGCAAAGGTTGGAGTTACATGGACAGCAACTGCAGCAGGAAGTCCTGGAAACGGAAACCAAATAGTTGTTGATGCAGCTTTGTTTGAAAAATCGGCGTTTGTTAATTCATATTTTGATGGCAGCAACGGTTTGGCACAACTCAGCGACCTATTCTGGGAAGGCACCGCTAACGCATCCCGAAGCCACTACTACCGTAACCGCTTTGTAGTACAAAGTCGACTTATCTCTAAGCTTCCTGATTGGATTAACTATGGAAGCACTTTTGAGCTCTTTTTTGCCCAACCTAATACCTAGTTGGTCATAGCCTAGATTCTGTGTATGCTGGCCCTCCGTCAAAGGAGGAATCATGTACTACGTTCTAGTAGCAGGTACTGGCGAGACCAGCAGGGCAAATATCGAAGCCCTAATGGAAGATTACTACTACGCAAAAGGCGATGGTGGGACGCTTGTACTAGCGTATAAAGATGCGCCTAGTAAGAGCCAAACCTACGCAGCCCAATACGCAGTTGATTGTAAGAAAGACATTTTGGTTTTCTGTCGAGAAGACGCCAAAACATCAGGAATCCCAGGGGCATCAATTACTTTTGCCGCTTTTCCTTATGCTGAGGCAGCAGCCTTCTTAGAGAACCAAGACGCTATAGCCCACCTTCTATGGTCACCTGATGACACAGACATTGTTGAGCAGTGCGTTAGCAAAGGAATTTCGGCCTATAACCTCTGTGATGGTTTGGTACCCCTATCAGTCACAGAAAAAACCGTACAAGCACCCGTAGTTGAGGCAGTAGCCCCTGTAGAACCCAAGGAGCAGTCACAACACGCCGACGCTTTTAAGACGGATCTACTTAAGACCGTTCAGGGTATACAGTCCATGCTTGACCTTCTAGTCAAGAAAATCAATGGATAAAAAACTATCACTTAGGGCACGAGCTGCCTTGATGTTCTACGTAAACAGCGACATGACGATTAGTGCTGACCGCCTAGCCGAAGAGGTCGCTGAGGGTAGAAAAGCAATACAAGCCGCAATGAGAGAGTTGCGAGAAGTTGGCTACGTCATAACCCGTAAAGAACGGGTTGGGAGCAAAGTAGTCACAGTAAGCTACGTCACAAAAGAGGGGTTCTTAGCAGCCCATAACTGGGGTGTGAAGGTCCCTTTGTGGAGGTCAGAAACCGACCTTCAGATTGGAATGAGTGCATGGAATGTATTATCTAAAATAGATAATCATTCAATAGATAATCACTACAGTACAACAGGGGCGCGAGCGCCCTCTGTGGAGGCAAACGTGGGATATGATTTTTTTAAGAAAGCTTCCAACGAAGATTTCGATTTAGCGCGTGAACGCCAAAGAGCCGCTAAAGAACGCCGTCGCCAGTACGAGGAAGACAAAGCCCGTGCTCACCAGAAGCGTCTAGAGGAGCGAGAAGCCACTAGCAGCATCAGTACCAACCACACAGTTACGCTTTTTGTAGAACGGATTAACAGCACGTGGGGACTTGCCCCTTGGAGAATTACGGGCTCTCGGTTCTTGATCGCTCTTAACAGCGCCCGTCGCAAGTACGGCACAGATGGGATTATCGAAGAGGAGATGATTAATATCTTCTTCACCCAGTTAAAGCTTGACAAGCAGACCGATAGCAACAGGCTTTGGATGTTGTTTATCAAAAACTTCTCTTCCCTTGCAGAACAGGCTAAGGTTCGGATTCAAACTCCCGATAAGCTGGAGAACGCTAAGCAACAATCTGAAGATTCCTGGAAGGGGCTTTAATGTTTACCCTAGATACCGTGAAGGTCAGACGCCGTACATGGCTTCAGATTGCCTCTATCCCAAAAGCCCGTCTTGGGTGGACCTTGGATGACTGTACAGATGCCCCTAAAACGGCTTTGGAGGGCGTTAGGAAGTGGTTAACTGCCGTCAGTGAGGGAAAGATCATTCTCGCTACTGGAAAACCCCACTGTGGCCGAGGATTGCTCCTTTACGGACAGCCAGGTCGGGGTAAAACTACCCTAGCCCTAGCCGCTATTCAGGATATGCTCTTAAACTTCCCACTAGAAACCTTTATGCCGTCAGAGGGCAAGGTTCTTATCCGCCCTTGTTATTTTGCCACCTTTAACGACATTATCGACCTTAAGGGTCAGTTGATCGGGGACGATAGCCTAGAAGATGAGCAGCGCCTTTATGACGGGATGATGGGTAACTGCAAAGAAGACGCCTACAACATCCGAGTATTGATTATCGATGATCTTGGTAAAGAACACGCCTACACATCAGGTTGGCAGAAGTCGATCTTGCATCATATCCTTCGTACACGTTTTAACAACGGATTTCCCACGATTGTTACGACTAACATCGCCCGAGATGATTGGGCAGAAGTATACGGAGAAGCTACAGGAAGTTTTGCTAAAGAAGCGTTTATTTATTTACCGATTGATGGGAATGAGGATTTGAGATAATGGGAAACATGTTAGATCAAAACGTGTCTTTGCTTCAGCAATTTTTGACGTACTCAGCCACGCTAGGTCCCGTTATCATTGAGGTTGGACTTACAGACAACAATAAGATCATTTGTAACTGCAACAAGTTTTTATCTAGCACTAACTGCAAACATGCCCGATTTGTAAAATACAGCATGGAGAAGAATAATGGTGTCTACGATAACGGCGTAAGCCATCGAGCCACCACGCAAGACAAGCACAAGGCAACGCTTTCTAGCAAAAACCGCAGAGAGTTCGTAGCAAGATTTGGGACAATCGAGGTAATTTAAGTGTACAAAGGCGATATCAGTAATGATGTGCCAAAGCGTATTCTTGTAGTTGCCGATGTTTTTACTCAAATTACAGAGGTAGAAACTAAGACCAAAATATTTTTTAAAAAGACTACGCACATCAGAAAGTTCAATCGGGGATTACTTAGCAAGTTATACCTTGTTGCTAATAATAGCTCTTTTATATTTGAGATGGTTTCATTTGATATGAGCGATGAGGATTTAACCGTATCTTTTAACAACATGGAACGCGAAGGAACTAATCCTTTCCGATACTGTAACGCTTATGGATCTCAAAAAGAACTGATATCGGCACTGCCGTTTAGACCTGAGGTTGCTTTTGTGGTAGACATACCTACTCGTAAAGGCATGTATGGTCACTGGGGATTGGATATAACTGAGTTATGAATAAAGAAACGCTGTTACTCAGCAAAACTATTCAAACTCGCAACCTTGCTCCTTTATTCGAACGCAATGTAAATGACTCATGGTTTGTTGACAATGAAGACCGTAAAGTCTGGAACTTACTTCGTAAACACTTTACTCGTTACGGAGAGTGTCCTAGTGTAGATGTTGTTAAAGAAAATTTTCCTACCTATGATGTTGTAGAGGTTCTTGATAACGTTGATTATCTTCTTGATGAGATAGTCGCCATCCGTCGTAGATCTGCCACTGTCGCCATGATTGGTGATGCTATTGAGCAGATCGATAAAGCAAAAGACCATGAAGGCGCACTTGTTGCGATTCAAAGCGGTCTTATTAAACTTGAGGAAGATGGACTATCTAAGTCTTCTGATATTGATATTACAGAGAACCCAATGCAGCTTTGGGATGATTACCTTTACCGCAAGAGCAACCCAGGGCTACTAGGTGTCCCTACTGGTTTTCCTACGATCGATGCTGCAACAAATGGTTTGCAGAACGGCCAGCTAATTATCATCGTTGCTCCACCTAAGACTGGTAAGTCAACTCTTGCCCTACAGATTGCTCAGAACATTCACCTTAAGGGCAGTACTCCGATGTTCCAATCATTTGAGATGACTAACCAAGAACAGCTTTCTCGTTATGTTGCGATGCGTGCTCGCGTTTCTCACACTCGTTACCAAGTTGGTGGCCTAACAGATGAAGAAGAGTCACGAGTTAAAGCAAAGCTGCAAGCGATCAAGAATATGCGAGAAAAGTTTTGGTTGGTAGGCGCTACAGAGGGCTCAACAGTATCTAACATCGCCAGCAAGATTCAGATTCACCAACCTGACGTTGTGTTTATTGATGGTATGTATTTGATGGTTGATGAGAACGGTGAGAAGCCAGGGAGCCCACAAGCTCTTACCAACATCACTCGATCGCTTAAACGCTTGGCACAGCGCGTTAATAAGCCGATTGTTATATCTACGCAGGTTCTTGAGAACAAGATGCGTAATGGTCAAGTAACCACTGACGCTATTGGTTACTCATCATCCTTCCACCAAGATGCGGATGTTATCTTTGGTCTACAAAAGGAAGATGAAAACGTAGATGACACTCGTCTATTAAAGGTTATTGCCTCTCGTAACTCTGGGCCAGCAGAAGTCTCGATGTTGTGGGACTGGAACTCTGGACAGTTTAGGGAGATTGACGAGACTGACCTATGACCGTAGAAGAGATGGAGACTATCCTTGATCGTTTAGGGATTGAGATTATCTCTGTTACAGGGGATGAAATTAAAGGTCACTGCCCAGCCCACCTTGAGCGTAAGGGTAAAGTAGACAGTAACCCTTCATGGTCAATCAATGCTGATACTGGTGCGCATAACTGTTTCTCTTGTCACTTTAGAGGAAACGTTCATACTCTCGTTGCTTATGTAAACGGCGTTCCTTTAGATACTGCAACCAATTGGCTCAATAATGGCGAACGCAACCTTAGTAGGGCCTTTGAGCGCCTCATTAACCCACCACAGCCTGTTCAAGATTATGTGCAACCTATTACCGAATCGATGCTGAGCGCCTTTGTAGCGCCTCCTGAGTACGCTTTAAGGTCACGTGGGATAACCGCTAATGGTGCCGCTTACTACAACATCCTATGGAATCCCAATAACGAAAGCTGGATCTTGCCGTTGCGTGAACCTAAGTCTGAACAACTTATGGGCTGGCAGGAGAAGTGGTTCCATGAAAGAAGGTTTAATAACTTCCCTCCTAAGATCGTTAAGTCCAGGTGCCTTTTTGGATATGAGCGCCGTGAAGATGAAATGATTGTCGTTGAATCGCCTTTAGATGTGGCTCGCCTTGTTTCTTTGGGAATCTTTGGTGGAGTAGCCGTCTGTGGTTCCGCAGTTTCTCCAGCGCAGATTAACCTCATCCGATCAGCTAAACGCATCATTATTGCTATGGATAACGATAAGGCTGGCATATCATCTTCAATGGAGATTTTGCAAGCCTCTAAAGATATGCGATTTGAGTGCTGGTTCTTTAACTACGATGAGACAGACCAAAAGGATATTGGCGGAATGAGCAAGGCTGAGATACTGTACGGCTTAAATAACGCTCGTCATTCAATACATGGAAAGAAGGCTGTTTTATGATTATCGGTCTGTCAGGGTATGCACGCAGTGGCAAAGATACTGTTGCAGGAATGTTGATTGGTTTACACGGTTACGATAATCGCGCTTTTGCAGATGGTGTACGACAGTTTCTTGTCCACTTAAATCCAATTCTTGAAGATGGTCACAGATTAAATGAAGTAATTAGGGATTATGGTTGGGAGTACACAAAAGGCCGTACAGAGGTTCGTCGGTTACTTCAAGAGCTTGGTCTAGGTGTACGAGATTTTTTTGGTACAACCTGTTGGATAGATCGTGCCATGATTGGTGTTAAGGCTGGAGATAAGATCGTCTTTACTGATGTTCGTTTTCCTAATGAAGCAGAGAAGATTAAGTCTTTAGGTGGAGAAATTTGGCGCATTCAACGTCCTGGAGTTGCTCCTATCAATAACCACCCTTCAGAGTCTTCTATGGACGATTGGCAATTTGATAAGATGATTATTAATAGTGCTGGCATGGAAGGTCTTAAGCAACAGATTGCGGCTAACTTAGCATGACCTTTACAGGCACCCTTTTACCTTACCAACCCGAAGCGGTTAACCGTATGTGCGATCGTCAGAAGATGCTCGTTGCCTACGACCTTGGTTTGGGTAAAACCGTGCTGACTATTGCCGCCATAGAACGCCTCATGGATTCACGTTCCATAAGCGAGCCAGGTTTGGTAATCTGTTTATCCTCACTTAAATACCAGTGGGCTAATCAGATTGAGAAATTTACAGATGGTACTTCACGTGCTCTGGTCATTGATGGAACCAAAGCTAAAAGAGAAGAGCAATACGCAATTGCCAACGACTGGAAAAACTCCAGAGTCGACTACATCATTCTTAACTATGAGCAGGTCGTTAATGACTGGGAATTCGTCAAAGACCTCCCAAGAGGATTTGTAGTATTAGACGAAGCTACGGCTATCAAGTCATTTCGTTCCAAGCGTTCTAAGTACACAAAAAGGCTTTCTGGAGCCCCTTATAAGTTTGCTCTTACAGGAACGCCTATTGAGAACGGTAAGCCTGAAGAACTCTTTAGCATTATGCAGTTTGTAGACTCTAAAGTTCTTGGTGACTTTAAATGGTTCGATCAAACATACATCATTAGAAATAGCTGGGGTGCAGTTACAAGTTACCGCAACCTTGAGATACTGCATCAAAAGATGAAACAAGCTTCAGTTCGTAAAGCGCAAAAAGATCCTGATGTAGCCCCATATCTACCAGAGGCTATTCATAAAGATCCCATCAAGGTTGTCTTCGATCGAAAGTCCTCTAAGCTTTACGAAAAGATTAAGAAGGATTTGCTTTCAGATCTAGAAGAAGCACAAGACCTTTTTGGTGGTTCCTTTAATATTTTGGCGCACTATGGCGTTGAGTCCACTCACGGTGGTCCAGAGGATATGTGGCGTGGAAAGATTATGTCTAAGGTAGGGGCATTAAAGATGCTCTGCTCCCATCCAGATCTTTTACGAACCAGTTCAGAGAAGTATGTTTCTACTGACAATGAAGGTTCACAGTACGTCCACCAGCTAGTAAAAGAGGGGCATTTAGAGGGCATTACTACCTCTAATAAGCTTAACTATCTTGTAAGTTATGTCCAAGAGTTCTTAGAACAAGATGAGATTAACAAGGTAGTTATTTTTGCTACTTATGTAGATATGTTAGATAAAATTGCTGAAGCACTTGGCCCAGACCAATGTCGTCTTTATTCAGGTAAGTTAGACGCTAAAACAAAAGAGGAGAACAAGGTTGCCTTTAACAACGATCCTAACATTCGTGTCCTTATTAGCTCTGACGCTGGTGGCTACGGTGTGGATTTGCCGTCAGGGAATCTTCTTATTAACTACGATTTACCATGGTCTTCAGGGGCAGCAACGCAAAGAAACGGGCGCATCATCCGCGCATCATCTAGATTTCAGTCCGCCGTTATACAAGACATACTTATCGGAGGATCAATCGAAGAACGACAATACGAATCCCTCCAACAAAAATCCTCAGTAGCTAACGCCATTATTGATGGTGAAGGGATAGACGAAAAAGGGGGAGTACCTTTAAGCGTAGGCAGTTTAAAGGAATTTTTAACCTTAGCTTCCGTATAACAAGCAAAAAATACTGGGTAATTAACGAACAATAAGTAGTTAATTGCATATCCGACAGATTTTTACGCTTGTTATACGGTATTATTTAAGAATGTCTACACCAGCAAAGACCCCCACACGCACTATTCGCGTGCCTGATGACCTCTGGAAGGCTGTGCAGAAGAAGGCAGCAGCTGAAAAGGTAACAGTTACAAGCATCATTATTGCGGCTCTTGAAGCCTATCTTGACAAGAAGTAACCCTCCCTACTAATCTCTTCCCTAGAACAAAGGGGAATCATGGAACTACAAGACGTAGAAAAACTTGCTCAACAATATATGGCTGTTAAAGCCGAAGCAGACTTTATTACTGAGCGACAAAACGAGCTTAAAGCTCGTCTTAAAGATGCAGTAGAAAAGCTTGGTGAAGTTACCGCTAAAGGTCATAAGTACCTAGAGTTTGGCGACATTAAACTTACAAACCAACGTAAAGAATCAACGCCACTTGATGTAGACGTTGCCACAGAAATTCTAAATAAACACGGCATTTATAAAGAGTGTGTTGAGACTATTGAGCGCTTAGATCAGAACGCTATTTTGGTTGCTTATCAGAAGGACTTACTTACAGCAGAAGAGCTTGAGTTAATGTTCCCTAAAAAAGTATCATATGCGTTTTTGGTGCAGTAATGGCTGATGACATTATTGACTCCGTTATTGCGGACTTAGAAAACTTTTACCCAGGAAGTAAAAGAAAACGTCGGATAGTTGAAGAACCTAAGCCTAAAGAGGAAACCTCTTGGGATTTGCACCCTCATATAAAGCCTCTTCCTAATGGCAAGGACATTGAGCTGTTTACTGCAGGGGCGCTTGCTCAGGCTCTAAATCGCCCCTTCATCACCATTAGGACATGGAACCAAAAAGGTTACTTACCTTCACCGCCCTATAGACTTCCCACTAAGAAGAACAAAAACGGAGAAGACCACAAGGGTCGCCGTCTCTATAGCCGAGCAATGATTGAGGCAGCTATTGCCCTTTTTGCTCAATTTGAAGTTCTCCACGTCAACCGTATAGACTGGAGTACGAACCGACAACTCACCGTTGAGCTTGCCGAGGCTTGGACCAAAATCCAAGCAGAAGAAACAAAACCAACTAACTAAGGATAAATAACAATGGCAGTACAACCAATAGACTTCATCCCACCAGTGGATGAATTTGCAACAGAAAACATCCAGAGCGATATTGAAGATCGCCCAGCGTCATCCCTCCCTCCAATTAAGAGTGGTTGGGCTGCTGCTGCAGAAATCGACGCACCTAAGCAGTTCACCAAAGACCTCGTAGTCTCTGAAGAACCTCAGCTCGTCAAGTTCCTCGATCCAGACGGACCTTATGCAACATACAAGGCTCACTGGCTTGATGAAAAGAAGGAAGGACAGAAGTCCTTTGTGTGCCTCGAAAAGGGTTGCCCAATTTGTTTGAAGCTTCCTGACAACTATCCATCAAAGCGTCGTGCGTTCTCTGTTGCTGTTATCAGCCCAGATGGAACAGCGACACTTACTCGGCTAAATGCCGCTCCAACATTATTCAAGCAGTTGCATGCTGCAGAGTCATCCATTGCAGGGCCTCTTTCCAAGAATTATTGGTCGTTGTCCCGCCGTGGCGCAATGCAGGCGGTCGTGTTTACTGTTACCCCAGTTAAGGGTCGTGATCTTATGGAAGATTACGGAATTGATGAAGCAAAGGTCGATGCGCAAATTGCAGAGATGAATCCTTTTGATCCTTCAGACATCCGTCGTCTTTCCGTAGATGAGCTAACAGAGATTGTTAACGCTCTTATCTAAATAACGAGATGTGAAGTGGCTAGGCGTTATTACCCCTTTCGCCTAGCCCCTTCGCCTTTAAGGGGGATATATGAATATTATTACGACTAAAGAACAACTTGATGAATTAGTTGCCTATTACTTAAAGCAAGATGCTTTTGCATATGACCTTGAAACAGTGGGTCCACAACGTGGCGTTACCGTTGTTAATGAAGTGCTTTGGATTTCTATGGCTACCCACGGACGTGGCGATGTCATTCCTCTTGGTCACCCAAACGGTGATTTCTTAGAACTTATTAGACCACTTAAAGCCACTGGAGAGCGACGTAAAGAAGCTGGTTTGCCACTTCGTGAACAGGATTACTCCACAGACGATAAGAAGGCCACAACAGTATTTGGACCGCCTCCTGAGCAGTTATTGCCAGCAGAAGTATTTGCTGCACTAAAGCCATTGATGTTTGGTGATAATCGCACTTTGGTTGGTCACAACCTTATCTTTGACTTAACCTCTATTGCTAAGTACTACGAGAACCAGTTCCCTATTGGGCCTTATTTTGACACGATGATTGCTTCATTTTTGTACGATAACAAGAATAAGAATAAGTGCGGTCTTGATGACTGCTTAGCGCGTGAGTTTGGCTATCACATGGTCAAAGGTGTTGGTAAAGAGGTTGAGAAGTATGATTTCGGTACCGTTGCTAAATACGCTTATCTTGACGCTAAGTACACGTTTATGCTTTATAAGAGCGTCTTGCAAAAGAAGCTCGAAGAGGGCAACCTTGTCAATGTTATGAACTTGGAGATGGGTGTTCTTAAGGTGCTGTGCCATATGAAATTGTCTGGCGCCCCTATCGACACAGAACAGTTATTTGACCTGCATGCTCAACTTGAGATTGATATTGAAAAGGCTAGGTCAGAAATCTACCGTATTGCTGGCAAGGTATTTAATATTAACTCTAACCCTGAAAAGCAAGCCATGCTCTACGGCAAGAAGGAGAACGGCGGTCAAGGGCTAAAGCCAAAGGTGTTGACCCTTAAGGGCAAGACCAAGCAATCAGAGGGGATAGAGCTTGATGCCTCTGACTACTCAGTGTCATCAGAAGCCCTAGAACTTTATAGAGAATCCAATGAACTTGCCGCTGCAATCCTGACCTATGCCGACCTTAATAAGTTGCTTAGCACCTACGTTATTCCGTATTTGGGCGGCGATGTTACTCGTACTGTAAGCGGTAAATCTAAGACCGAATACAAGGAAAGCTTGCTTATTGACGGCAAGATCCACTGTGACTTTATTCAACATGGCGCTGAGACTGGTCGCTTCTCTAGCCGTAACCCAAACCTGCAAAATGTTCCTGCACCGCACACCTCACACGGCAAAGCCATTCGTAATCTATTTTTTGCGCCTGATGGTTATAAATTAGTTGTAGCTGATTACTCACAGATTGAGCCTAGAGTTATCGCCTCTATGTCTAAAGACCCGATTATGATGAAGAACTACCTTGAGGGTGGGGACATCTACACCACTATTGGTGACACTATGGGAGTAGACCGCAAGGCTGGAAAGGTCCTTGTTCTGTCTATTGCTTATGGCGTAGGCCCTGACAAGATTGCTAAGCAGATAGGCTGTACTTTAACCGAGGCTAAGACCTTGTTAGACGACTTCAGCAAGAAGTTTAACTCCATTAATAAGTATCGCCTTATGGTGGTTAATAGCACCCGTCAGAAGGGCTATGTGACCACAGTATTGGGTCGCCGCAGGTATTTGCCAGAGATCAACTCAAAGAATTTTGGAGACAAGGCTGGAGCTGAAAGGCAGGCCTTCAACACGCGAATCCAAGGCTCAGCAGCCGACATTATGAAACTTGCTATGATTAGAGCCCAGGACATGATCCCTAAAGAGGCTAAGCTTCTCCTAACGGTTCACGATGAGTTGGTTACTCTTACCCCTGATAACAAGGCTGAGGAGACCGCAGAAGCGATTCGTGAGGCTATGGAAGGCATTAAGCTTCTTGATGTGCCATTACTGGCAGACGTTAAGACTGTACAGAGATGGGGTCAAGCTAAGTGAGTTGGTTTAGACGCTTTAGGGATGAAGAGCCCAAGCATCAAGAAATCCCATTTAGCACAATAACCCGTTGGTCTTTATACGATCTTGCCCTAGATAACCCTAATAAAGTTGCTGTTGACCTAGGCCTTAACCCAGTTAGCGATGAAGGGCATGAAAAAGAACGTGAGGATAGTGACGCACGCCTTGAACAAATACAGCCACTTTTACCTTATATTGAAGTTACTGCAGAGCTAACCGCTCGAATCTTGTCTAGCGTACAGCTAGCAGAGATAGAGGATATGGAGGCTTCGGTCGACCTCAACCAGGAAGACATCGAAATAATGATCGCTTTTTTTAAATCTGTCGCTCTTTCGTCTCTTATTGTGGCGTTTTCATCCGCTATAGAACTTGATATGATTCACTCTAACATACATACGGAGGATTACGATGAGTAATTGGTGGGCAAATAAAGTAAACCAACAAGCTCCTGTTGCACCGCAACAGCACCAACCAAACCCAAAACCGAATGTGTACCAACAACCGCATCAACCACAGAACTATCCACCAGTACAACAACAGGTTCCGATGGGCGATCGTTGTCCTGGTTGTGGCAGCGGTAACTACGGTGGCGCAACAGCAGAATCTCGTAAGCGCTGTTACGATTGCGGATACCCAATCCAACAGTCAGGAACAGGCGTTGGTAAAGGAGTTGTAGGAGGACAAGCAAGTGGTGGTCCAGCAACCCCATCACGCCAGGTAGCAACAGGTGGATATAACCCGCAAACAATCATTGGACACATTTAATGGCATTAGCAAACGCAGAACTACTTAAAGTAATTAATAAGCTTAATAAAAAGTTTGGTGAAGACACGATTATTCGTGGTGAAGATATTATTGACGATCACGGACGTATGACTACTGGCTCGTTATCTTTTGACGTTGCACTTGGTGGTGGGTGGCCTGTCAATCAATGGCATGAGCTTATTGGTGAAGAGTCAAATGGTAAAACTGCCGTTGCACTTAAAACCGTTGCAGCTAACCAAGAACGTGATCCAGAGTTCACAACTGTATGGGTTGCAGCAGAAGAATGGGTTCCATCTTATGCAGAAATGTGTGGCGTAGATCTGTCACGCGTTTATGTTATTTCTACTAACGTTATGGAGGAGGCTTATGAAGCCGTCATCGAGATTGTTGAAAGTAAGTCCGTGGATTGCGTTGTTATTGATAGCCTTCCTGCCCTCATTCCTAGCGCGGAGGATGACAAAGAAATGGATGAAGCAACCGTAGGACGCGGTGCGCTTTTAACCAACAAGTTCTTTCGTAAGATTGGTAAAGCATCTAAGCGCTCCCTTACTGAAAATGAACGCCCATTTATTGGCATTATGATTAACCAATGGCGTGACCGTGTAGGAGTTATGTATGGCGATCCACGCACCACACCAGGTGGCAAGGGTAAGAACTATGCTTACTTCACCCGCGTAGAGGTCAAGCGAGATGATTGGATCGATGCAGGCACAGGTCAAGAAAAGTACCGTGTAGGTCAGACAATCAAGGTCAAGACCATCAAGAACAAGTCTGCCCCACCATCTCAGACCGCTTTTATGGACTTCTACTTTGGTACTGGCGGAATCGTAGACCGTGGTCAGTATGACTTTGCCAAGGAAATTGTGGCTATGGGCATCATTAACAAGGTCATCACCCGAGCAGGGGCCTACTATCGCTACACCATCGATGGAGAACAGCGCCAGTGGCAAGGTGCTGACGCCCTTCTAGTATCTATCCGTGAGGAGATTGACCTTAAGGAAGCCCTAGAAAAGGATGTCTTAGACTCAATTAAATCGGGCTCTAAGTTTGTAGCCGAAGATTCTGATGAAGAGTGAAGGACAAAAACAAAGTCGTAAGCACGAAGACCGCCTAGCTAAAAAGCTGGGCGGTAAGCGTACTGCTGCCAGCGGTGCTTTTTGGAATAGAAAAGGCGACGTAAGAACCACAGATTGGTTGGTAGAACATAAATGGACTGGCAAAGCTTCGTTCAGTATTAAGGCTTCTATCCTAGAGAAGATAGTAAACGAGGCTGTTTTAGATAGCCGTATGCCAGTACTAGGCATTAGCCTCAACGGTGAGAACTACTGTATCGTTCTTGAGGATGACCTTATAGAAATGCGGGATACGATTCGGGAGCTTAAAGAGACTTTGTGATAGACTTGTAGCCTCTGGGAGGGGATATTGCCCCCGTCTATTTCCCAGGAGCATACTTGTACGAAGATGTAGGACACAACGAAGGTTGGCGTCATAAGGCTAAGTGCCGTGGAATGAACACGGAGTTTTGGTATCCACCACGCGATAAAGCCAAGTATAAATCTATTGCCGATAAATCTAAAGCCGTGTGTTTTGGTAAAGATGGCGCTCCTGCATGCCCTGTTCGTTTGCAATGCCTACTGTACTCAGATAAGATGGATGAACAGCACGGCATTTGGGGTGGCCTAAGTCATCGTGAACGTAATGCTCTTAAAAGAAAAGCTGCTAAGGTTGGGCTTACGTTAGAGGAGTGGGTTACAGAACATGGCATTAAAGGGAGAAAAGCCTAGTGGCAATCTTAAAAAGTTTCTTGATGCGGGTAAGAATGACTCTAGAGTTCTTAAAGCAGTGGAAAGATACGTATTAACAAAGCCTGCTGATACTTCGCGTTCTTCAACAGTTTTGCACCCATCTGCAATGGTTAAAGATGATTGGTGCCACCGTAGTTCTTACTTCCAGCTTTTAGGTTTTCCACCACCGCCTAGCAAATACAAAGCCAGCCTTAGTCAAAAGCGCGTGTTTCAAGTAGGACACGATATCCATGCTGGTTGGCAGAACTTATTCAAAGAAATGGGTAACCTTTGGGGTAAGTGGAAGTGCAATGAGTGTGGCGATACTTTTATGGGAACACCAAAAGACCACGATTCAGATATCGATATTAAACATTATGATTACTTAGAAGTGCCATTAGTTTACGAACCACTGCGTATTCATGGTCATGCAGACGGTATTTTGCTTGGTCTTGGTGAACCTCTGATGCTTGAGATCAAGTCTATCGGTGCAGGAACATTTAGGTTTGAAGCGCCTCAAATGACCGCCAAATACGACGGCAATTTAGACAAAATGTGGGATAACTTAACCGCGCCTTTTATGACCCACATTATGCAGGCTGGTTTGTATATGAAGCTGGCAGAGCTGGCTAACCTTGAGTACCAGCCACAGGAGGCAGTATTTATTTATGAAAATAAAGCCAACCAACAAAGCAAAGAGTTTATAGTTGCCAAGAGTAATTTTGGCCTTATG